AAACTATGGAAGTCCGTCTCGGGCTTTTCATTGTAAGCTTGAACAAATTCAGACGCGCCTTCAAGGGGTATTCCTCGCGTTTTGCCATAGACATGCGCATAATGGACCAAGATCCGTGGCTCCTGCTGCGAGAAGTCAATGGCCGCCCAATGCTCGTCTTCTTCTGGAAGAAACAACGAGCGTATCATCGGTCCAAACACAGGATCGCGGGCTGGAATTTGCTGCAAGTTAGGGTTACGCATTGATATGCGTCCTGAGACAGTGCCACCATCATCCGAACGGAGTTGATTTATATGGGAATGTATTCGGCCATCAGCGTGGCAGTGTTTCATGATGGAGTTGATGAAGGTGCCGGATGTCTTGTTCAGATTCCGAGCCTCGACAATGAGCTTGGCGACGGGGTGACTGTGTTCTTGGAGGAAGAGTTTAGTGAAACTCGGTGCGCCTTTTTGAGTTTTTGGGTAGTTGATGCCAAGGTTATCGAAGGACTTTGCAAGAGACTGCGCAGCCCAGATTTCCACGCCAGTGCCAGCGACGCGCTTCAACTCCTTCATGACCTCCCGCTCCCGTTTAAGCAGGCTGTCCCTAGTACGCTCGACTCGATTAACGTCGACTCGGACACCGCGCATGGTCATGTCCACGAGACATGGCAGCAGATCCAACTCGAGATTAGCGACGCCCCACAGATCCTCTTGTGTCAGCTTAATGGAAAAGTAGTTCCACAGTTCAAGGGTCAACTCCGCGTCTGCTTCAGCATATGGCCCGACATACATCGCAGGCATCTTCCACATTTCAGCTTTGGGATCGACACCGAACTCTTGGGCGGCAGCGTTTAATCCCTTTTCTGACTTAGTCTTGTTCAGTAAATCGTAGGCCAGCGCATTCAAGCTGTAGCTGAAACGGTTCTCGTCTAGCAACGAGGCGATGATCATGGTATCGATGATACGGCCTTTAACGGTAAACCCCATCTGTTTGATCCAGCCCAAGTCGTATTGCGCATTGTGCATGATCTTATCGGCGGGGCACTCAAATACTTTTTTAAGCCAGCGGTTGACGATCTTCTCATCTAAGTTGCCGCCACCAAAATGTCGGATAGGAATATAGGTAGACCACCCATCGATTGCGATGGCATAGCCTACGACTTCGCCATCACCTGTTGGCCAGCCGGGTCCGTTCTTCTTTAAGTTAGGGTCGCGTGTCTCCACGTCGATGGCTATTTTAGAAGCACCCGTAATGTCTGGAAGTTCCAATGGTGGAACCCATTCGTTTTTACTAGCAAACATTGCCATTTGTAAACTCATATTAAATCCTCAACACCATTGCCTAAGACTTCTTTTAAGTCGTCAAAGCTCGCCTTAGAGAAGAACGCGGGCGTACCTTCCCCCATCCAAGCACCCAGTATATTAAACTCAAAGTATTCAACAGCCTCTTCATAGGACATCCCGTCACCATTCATCAATCCTTCAATTACTTTATCAGTGTCGTATAGGACCACGTCGTCTTGACCGCACCGTTGTACAATTCCCATGATGGCGTCGTTAAAGCCATCTGCTCTTAACATCTCACTCATAAATCATAACTCCTTGTGGCGTCTTCTGCTTCGACTATAAATAGATTTTGTTTCGTGCGAGTCACCCCGACATAAAATACGCGGTGCATGTCGTCTGGGTTGATCCGCATTTCGTTATCGGCTGCTGGACTCAGGTCCGTGAACAGTACGACGTTATCCGCCTCACCGCCTTTTGATCCGTGGATCGTGGACGCTGTAATGCGGGGTATGCCATTAAACTTACCGCCTCGTCTTAACAGGGCCGTGATGTAGGCTCTATCTATGTCGGGCAGTTTGTCCATTGCCTCGGACCAAATCATGCTGTCATCGGCATTTAGTCCATAGTTCTCGACTAAGGTTGCCATGTCGACTAAGTCGTCATCAGCGAGCCCTACGAGCTTCTTATACCCTCGGCTTACTCTAATTCCAGTAGACATCAAACTGTAAATTCTACGCGCTGTTTCGCCTGTTACTTGGTTTCCCTTGCGCAGTTGTTCCCACCCATTGACGCCATCCGATAACTTCTCACTGATGCTCCGATGTCCGCGATAGTTAAACAGGTAGCCGCTAGACTTTAGCTCCATGGCCACGGGCTGCAAGTGATAACCTGCCTGCGACAGTATGAGCCATGATCCTTGTGACATATCTAGCGCAGCGATGGTGCTGATTCGCGTGACCTTGCCTGCTTCTTCTTTAGGCTCGTACCGCTTTGGGTAGCGACGTGCAATACGTCGAACGACATTCTCGGCAAGGTGGTGGACTGACTTGGGTATCCGATAGGATTGGGACAATGTTTCCGACCCGCCGGGTAAGTTGATGAACTGATCAACATCCGCACCCGCCCATCGATAGATGGCTTGGTCATCGTCACCCGCACAATACATGCGCTTTGATTTAGCATCGATAGCGTGAGCAATCTCCCACTGGAGCGGACTCAAGTCCTGTGCTTCATCCAAGAAGCATAGATCAAATTGTGGGCAGTAGTATTCAGCGCCTTTGGCAAACTCGGACAGCATGTCTGTAAAGTCGTATAGGTTCATACTCTCTTTATATTTCTTCAGACATTTATCAACGTAATTGACGGTGTTCCAATCTTGCTCAATGTTGCTAATGTTGTACTGCTCTCGCAAAGATACTTTTCTAAGCCTAGCCAAGTTAATCAAACCAAGGACAGGATCGTTACTTGCCACCATCGAGGGGATGTCATCATCAAAGTTAGAGGCTTTGTTGCCCCCTAGCTTCACGCCAATAGATCGACTTAGCTCTCGGAAGTTAGACTCTTGCATCACCTGCTCTGAGCGTATGTCTGTCATAGTCAGTGCGAGAGAATGTAGTGTACGAAAATGTATTAGGTCTGTCTTAGGGTTTAGGTTAAAGCGTTCGGCGGCTCTGTCTCGAGCTTCGTTTGCGGCTTTACGTGTAAAGGCTAAAAAAGCAATTGAGTGTGGGTGATTACCCTTCTCTAATGCTTCGTCAACCATGTTGAGCAGGGTGGTTGTTTTACCCGTTCCGGGTGGTCCAAATATTCTAAACATCTTTAGACTTTTCCTTGCTGTATATTTGTTGGACGCGCTGCTTAGAGATACCAAACCATTTGGCAACTGCCGTCATGGTCATACGTCTCTCATCAATCATAACTACGATCTCCGCATTACGGCGTCTAGCGTACTCAGGTCCTGTTAATTCTTCTACCATTAGAACGGTACCTTTTGGTCATTGCCGAATCGAGGGGCTTCAATATCAATGTCCGCTGTATCAAACGATGGGATCTGCCAAACTCTGACAGCGCGACCTTTGATTTTTAATACGACACTTGATCCGTTGATGTCACGCAGACGCTGCGCAATGCGGTGAGACTTATACTCGAAGAACTTATTCTTCTTTAAGAAGTTCTCAAAGTCTTTCAGTCTAAAGTAAGTGATGCCCTGATCTTCATCTGTCCATGGACGGCGCAACAATATCTCTTCTTTGTCCTGCGCAACCTGTAGGTGGCGACAGAACTCTTCAAGGTAATCGTAGAACTGACCGCTGGTGCTGGCATCAACTGCAACTTCAATGATGGCACTTTCGTTATCCTTCATTTCATTCAACAGCGTACTGATGCGACTTTCCCACTGCTGCTTCGCAACCGAGCGAGGCATCAAGTTTAGCTGCTCCATGCAGGCCTTTTGGAACGTCATCTGGTTCATTAACGCTTCAGTGTCCATCTCTAATGGTTCGCCATTAACGTCCATAAACCACACTGGAGGAGTAGAGTTGTACTTGCGAAGGTTAGCCACACTGGCCCCTGACACGGCAGCACCTACACCAAACTTTCGAGTACGGCACAGGTCTTTGTTACAGTGTGAGTTTATGGGTGCGTCGCCGCACTTATAGGCATACTCTTTGCGCTCTAGCTGCTTCGCCACGATGTTCACTTCATTCAGCGGAAGCGGTGGCGCAAGATACTCCATGTTGTACTTTAGTATCTCAGCCTGCCAGCTATCGGGGAAAGCCTTGCGTAGGTAGACACCAATATTGAACAAACCATTGTTACGACCACCCTCACTGATACCGTCCGTACAAATTATCTGTAAGCACGGCGGTCCATCTTGCAGGAGTTTGGTTTCTTTGCCGCCAATCACTTGCAGCTTTAGGGCTTCTTCTGGGTTCTGAACAAACTGAGTGTACAACTCTACAAACTCGTCTAATGTGGCCGAGGTGCCATCGTCTAGGAATGCGTAGCGCAAACCTTCTTCGTGGTCGTAGTATGGCAAATTAAGAAAATTTCCTACATCACCTCTGTCCAAATGCAGTTTGATCTGCTTTGGGAATATCTCGCTCTCGCCATAACCTAATGCTGCCGCCATGGCCTTTAAAGCTTTCTGCATATCTTTAGCTTCGATCCACTCCGAGGTGAATAGAAAGCAGTGTGCCCCGCCCGATTTAGATCGGCATATAACGAGGGGTAGTTTCATGCGGCGGACTTTATCCACCAGCAACTTATGATCGAGTGGGTACTGGTCGATGTCGATGCAGCCCCATTTGCAACAGTTATCTTCGTTGATCGGTATGATGCCTAGACCATTTCCTGTTCCTAGCAAATGGTTTTCCCAAAGCTGCTTGGTCTGTGGTTCGCGAAGAACGCCCGCCTTGCCTTGGGCCTTTCCGCTTGCACTCGTTTTTTCTATCTTGAAGTAACCGTGCGCTTCCTTCAGACCATCAAAGATGGCCATAAACTTGTCTAATGACATTGCTTGCCCCCATACGAAAAAGGGCAGGGCTTCATGCCCCACCCATAGTACTGCGTTAGCTTAGAACGGTTCTGCTTTACCGTTTACGCCATCGTCATCCGTATGTTTAACGACGACATCACCTGTCGTGATGCTGTCAGCAAAAGCTTTAGCGCGGACGTAGAGTGCGGCTTCAGCAATGGGACCTTCGCACGACATTTCCCAACCATGCCACGACCCTTTTGAGTTTTCTTCCTGCGTGGTTTTGAGGTGATAGATGTGTGAGAAGCGTGGTGGAGTAAATGGGCCCTTTGCACCCTGCATCGAGCGTGATGCCATAATGCTGTTCCATTTACGCGACTTCTTTAACTGCGTCGATTTCATGGCAATCAAAGCGGTTTCAAAAGCGCCATCGTCACCTAACAAGATCACGAAGTGCTGATGGGTTTCTTCGATGTATTCACCGCTGCCGTCTGCGACATAGTCTTTGTTGTCTTCAGCGGAGCGTTGCGTTTCTGGTCGTGCTTCGCCCGGCTCATAAATAGCAGTAGGCGCACCGTTGCCAGAACCACGCGGAGCCCATTGAATAAAGCGACGTTGATAAGCGCAGGGGATTACGCTAATACCGTCTTTGCCTTTGTAGACTGTGCCCGTCACCGTGTTGTAAATGTCACCTTTGCGAGCGACTTCGTTCTCATCCAATATTGGATCATTGCCTGACAGCACTTTGAGAAAGGGTAAAGCTAAATCGTCTTGGCCCATGTTCTCCATGCCCTGACCTGCATCGGCTTCAAACATCGATGGATCAAATGCTGCTAACTCAGTGGACTTCTTTGCTGCGACTTCTTTATTTTGTGACATGTTACTTTCCTTTTTTAATAATTGCGCGTTGACCAACCCATGCTCCAAATAATTCCATGGGGAATTCTTCTCCAGCCTCACACCGTTCTTTCACAAACGCTCGTAATGTCTGTGGGTGAACCTCAGTTTTCTGCTGTGGTATGAAACCTTTCTCCTCTGCAAATGCTGAAAAAGCACTTGCTTGATCATCTTCTCCACGACCGAACTGGCACAGGACAGTGTTCTTTATGATGTCATCGTACTGATGGTCCCGTAACCACTCAAAAGCGGTTGGACGGTTTTGGACAAGAATCGATGCTCCGTAGGTTTGTTTAACTTCAACCGTAGAACCATCATCTAGAGTAAAAGAAGAGATGCCTATCTCTGCAAGCATTGCAGGCATTTCCTCGTCGGTGAGCTTCTGAAGGTCTTTCTTAGAATCCTTGAGCGTATGCTCAAGTGCATCAATCGTCGCTTCTTTATCTCGTATTTGGCGGGCCAGTTCTGCCACTGAAGTCAGGCCGTTCTGGTCTATTTTTTCGACGGACGTAGCTTTCTTCAACTCAAAGTCAGCCTCCATCAATCTTGCTAAGTCTTCCATCTTTCCTACCTCTTCGTTATTAAAGGCTCCTTTCGGGCCTTGACAAATGCAGATATTATCTTATATCCTATGCCTCTAACGTGTCAAGCAGTATTTAAAAAAAGGGGACAATTATGCAGGGATATCAATACGAGACGACGCCGTATGACCACCAAAGAGTTGCGTTAGAAGACTCTTGGTCCGCGGAATACTATGCCTTGTTCATGGAAATGGGCACAGGCAAAACCAAGGTGGCCATTGATACGATGGCCATCTTATTTGAAGCCGACAAGCTCAAAGGGGTTCTGATTATAGCGCCCAAAGGCGTTTACGACAACTGGGTAAAAGGAGAGATACCGATACATTTGCCCAAGCGCATACCTCGACAGATATGCCGTTGGGTTCCTTCTAAAACTAAGAAGTTTGAAGAAGAGCTTACCGACTTTATTGTTAGCAAAGAGCCTGTATTAAAGATTTTTGTTATGAACGTTGAAGCGTTTTCTACCAGCCGAGGCACTGATG